TTACAATTTTAGAATGTCTTTGTCTAAATGTTGGTGTACCTACATTAAATGCTTCAACATAAACACGTCCATTATTTTCTTCAGCTAATTCAATCCAGCCTTTCAAAACTGAATGTCTGCTTCTTAAACTATAATAATGTAATATTTCTTTACCTAAATCACCTTCAATAGTATGTATACTATCTTCTGTTATTTTTGGTTCACCTTTTGGTGTAAATTGTGTAGGTTTCCAACCACTATCTAATAACATACCTCTAACTTGTTCCATATTACCAAGATCGGCTTCAATCATTTCATATCTTTGAAATGTATCATTAGGGTTCCATTTATTAGTATCAGTTTGTTTAATTTCTTCACCTAAAAATTGTGATAACATTCTTGCACTAACAGAACTAAATCTACCATCTTGTAAATATTTAGCTGTTTTAGGCTCCTTATCAATAAATACTTTTCTAGGTTTTAAAGTTGGATTAACTTTGTCTTCAATTTTTTTCATTTCAGAAGTTAAATACTCATAATGCTTTTTAGCTAATGGTAAATTAAACTTCCATTTATTTTTAACTTGTTCAGAACATAATTCAGCTATAGCATGTTCAGTTTGTAATGCCTTTTTATAACTAGGTCTATTTGTAATTAATTCATGAGCTTCTTTAACTACATAATTATAAACTTTATGATTTAAATTAACATCTTGAATTGCATAAGTCTTCATTGCTTCTGAATATTTATCAAATTCTTTAAAGTCACCTTTTGCATCACCAAGTATTTTACCAAAATTACCTAATGAATGTTTTCCTTCTCTTCTATAATTATTCATTTGTGATAATAACATTGTATCTATAAATTTAATATTATTAGGTTTCCAATTTAATAATTTGTGTAATACAACATTATCATAACCAATAATATTATGACCAATAATTACTTCACATTTATCTAAATATGGTATCAATTCATTTAACGGTCTGCTATTTGGGTCATAATCACTAAATGTAACTAATTCATTTGTCTCAATATTTTTAGTAACAGCAATCCAAATATTACTTACTGTATCTATTAAACCGTTTGTTTCGATATCATATATTATTTTCATATTTTAATTTATCCTTAAAGTAGTTGTAAGCTTGTGCATAAAGCATTTCTTGTGAACTATCATTTTTAAACACCTTAGAAAATTCAACATTATCTAAGCCATGTTCAGATTCATGTTCATCTCCATTATAACCTGGTCTATGAACACCAACACAAAAACCATATTTGTTAACTAATTCTAATTCATTTTTAAATCTTACATCAGGTATAACAATATTTCTTTTTGAGCTTTTAATATCTCTTTCCAATACTTTTACCCATATATCTTGATGTAATTCATTCCTAAATGCCATACCAATTTTTTGCATAAAATCTCTTGGAGATAAATAAAACCAATCAGGTAATGGTTGTTCTCTAAATATTCTTTCACCACCATCACCAGATAATATAGCTTTATCTATACCAAATGTATAATGTATTAGATCTTTAATTGGTTGTGCAAATGACATTTTTTCAAAACCAAAAGATGTTTGTAATACTTCTGCAATTGAATCTTTTCCAGATCCTTTATATCCTGCAATTCCTATAATCATATTATTCTCCTTCATTATAATAAAAATAACTTTTCTTATCCTTGTTCATACAAGTATGTGCAAATATAGGTCTATTTTTATAGGTATAATAACCCCATATTTCATAATTACCTGGTTTATAATTTGGATTTTCTTTCCAAATAACAGTTTTCATTAATGCATCTTCGCAATAATCACCAGGCTCAACTTTAATATTTAAGTCAATTGAACCACCACTTATAAACCATAATGTTAATATAATTGTTTTCATAATTAATGTACAACTTCAACCTTTTTAATTGTGTATAAATAGTTACAAGGATAATATTTTCTAAAATCTTCATCAATTTTAGCTTCTTCAAATATTAATTCTAAATCCTCTTCATCTAATCCTTTTAAATCTAATACCATACCAATAGTAATAATTAATTCTATTTTATCAGTATCATTATTAATTAAACCAACTTTTTTATTTTCTAATGGTAAATAATATCTTCTAATTTCTGACTTCTTTTCACCAGATTTAATAAGCTTTAACCATTTGCTATCTATATTAAATGTGTGAAATTTCAATAATCCTTCTGCTGACATAATCTCCTATTCTGTAAGGCATAGATTTAGCTGGGCCGTTAAGCCCAGCCAATACATGCAATTAAATTACATCTTTGTCAGTATCAATTGCAGCAAATTCTAATTTATCTGCATTTTGATATTCAACAATATCAGTAATTTGTAAGGCTAACAACTGAGTTGATATACCCTTTTTACCCATATATTCATACGGTTTAAATTTAACTTGAACATTACCTTTTGAACCATTTCCAATAGTACTTGTGTCAAGTATAGGTTGTAGTTGTTTATCTACAACAGGTGGTGGAGCAGTATTATATCTACCATCAGCATCCGCATAAATTTTCTTTTTTAATGCAGCCGTGTAAACAACACCACCATTTTCTTCTGCTGGTTTTACATTTATACCAGCTTTTTTCCAAGCCTCAGCACTAGCTTTATCTGCAGTTTTTACAGTACATGAAAACTGAGGTGACTTTTTATCAAATCCCATATCAGGATTTTTGGGGTCAAGTTTAACCCAACTTAGTTCTACATCATTTAATAACATATTATTTTCTCCTTATTTTTGTCTTCTACCTTGTCTATTATATTTCTTTTGACTTCTTTTCTCATCTTTGTTTTTAGATTTTTTGTGGTTCCTAATCCTTTTCTTTGGCTTTGGACGTTCCACAAATGTTTTGAACTTTCTTGCCATATTGACAGTCTCCATCACACGGACCACAATTTAAACATAAACAATTGCATGTAAATTCATCCGCTTTAGTCATATTTTTACATTCTTCACATTGATAATCATCACGCATTTTATCCTCCTGTTAAATAATTAATCTATTTATAAAGCCAATATATTAGGAGGATATAAAACATATTGGCTATACAAATAGACTAATTAATTAGTTAGTTGATAGATTCTCTGTAAGGTATAGAAATAGGAATATATTCATATAACTATATAAGCTTATAGATAAGTTTTATTTTTAGTTTTTTCTGTAAGACATAGAATTAGGATTTCAAAATCTATACCTTACAGAAGTTTCAAATCAGTCGCAGAAAAAACCAAAATATATCCATTTTCCTAGTGTTTATTTATCTACAAAAAATGTATATAATTATCGGCCTACGTAAATAAGGAAACTAATTGCTATTTATTATAACAAAAGGCTTTTTTATTTGTATATATAGTCTATATTGTTTATATAGGTTATTAGTTAAGGTTCTACTAACAAAAAAACATAAAAAACCACCTGGCTAACGGGAATACCAATAAAATGGGGCTAACCAGGATACCTTCGAAGACGGTATATAGGGATCTAAAAATTCTTATTGGAATATCAACCGAGTAGAAATTCCTGGCCAAGGGTTTACTTTTATCTAATTGGCTAAGTTGATATCAAAACCATCCAATAATCCTAAATAGATCATTTTTAAAATTGATAACCGCTTATTTATAGGCATATTATTTGCTTCTTTAAAATTTAAGCGGTTTTTAATTTTAATTAACAACAACGGAGGATAACAACATGGCTACTAAATTAGCAAAAAACGGAACATACTTAGAATATATTATTCATAGACCAACATCTGGTTTAAATGATGATCAGATTGCAACTGCAATTTGTATGTGGTATGCAGATGAATATGATTTTAATGAAGGTAAAGTTGAAAAACATAACCTTAAGCAATTCTTTTTCAAGCACAATACTTGGAATAAAGTTATGGCTAAAGTTAAAGACATAATCTGGGAAGAGGGCATGACTAGATTAGATTATGCTTGGGAAAGTATAACTTGTTATGATGATCAAATAAGTAAAACTAAAACTTATTTGAAAAAAATTAATCCATTAATTGGAACTAAAAAGTAAATTTTTAACCCTTATGGCCTAAAAAACCATGAGGGTTAAGATGTGAAACAACGGAGAATTTTATGCAAATACAAATACAAAATATTCAAA